GGAAAACGTCCGATCTATTCAGTCAGACAGACCATGATCGCAAGCATCATACACGTTTGTTTCATGCCGTGTATAAGGATTTCCTGACAGCTGAAGAGATTGACGATGTGTTACGAGGGATTGATCTGTGGCTGGACAAAGAACAGATCGAAGAGCGCCTACAACGTATGGTGGAGATTCGTCAGCAAGAAGCTGAAGAACAAGCTGAAGCGTTCATTGAGGCTGAACTAGATGGTTGTGACGAGTTTGATGTGGAGGCTTCTGAGGATACGTCTGGTCACGAATACCAGTTAGGTTCTAGTCTGAACAATCTTTGTGTAGGCTGCGAGGATTGTGATTGTAAGTCTAAACAAAAATTTAAGGTAGGTGATCATGTTCGTGTCATCTCGAACGCATGTGGTGGCGGGGACGAGATTGGACACAAAGACATCATCGTTTATATTGACGAGACAATGCACTTCCTACAATCTGGCTGGTGTTATGAACCAGAGGAACTTGAGCTTGTATCGTCAGGGGACGATGAATGAAACGTGTTACAAAACAACAATTCGACAAGTGGTATGAGGACAACGTGACAGCAGCTCTTGATCGAACACCTAAATGGAATGGTAGGGAGCAGAGTATTACATGGAAGTGGTTGGACAAAAAAGGTAAGGCTTGTATGATTGTGCTGAATGATCCGGTTGAGTATTATTTGGGCTGAGATTTAGGGGCCAGAGATGGCCCCGGATTGATTTGGAGGGGATTGTATGGGGGAGAAAGAGATGGTGGAGGGTAGTTTTTTGGGTCAAATTGGTTGCCCGAAACATGGTTCAAGTGATTCTCTTTCATTGTATGAGAAAGTGATTGACGACAAGAAGGTGATTGATGGTCATTGTTGGAGCGAATGTGGCTTCATCGGAATGAAAGAGTTGGTTAGTTTAGGCGTGATTGATGAGGAAGGTGAGATCTTAGTTGATTTTGCTACAAAGTCTAAAGGGGGAGTATTTGTAATGACTGATGAGATTAAAAAACAAGTGGATGCTATATTAAATTTGGATGTCAAAGGCTGGCGTGATCGTAAGATTCCAGCAATCGTTTCAGAATACTATGGTGTTCGTACAAAGACGGATGGTGTTGAGACAGAAGAACATCCAGAAGGTAAACTCCTACAGCGTTTCTATCCATCTACAGAAAAAGGCGAGATTGTTGGTTGGCATGTCAGGAATGTGGCTGCAAAAGAAGCAAGGAATAATGGCGAAAAGATTGACACGCCACCATTCTTTGCTCTAGGTAAGGTTAAAAGTGATTGTGAACTGTTTGGTCAGTACAAATTTCAGCCGGGTAGTAAGTATGTTGTGCTGTGCTCTGGTGAAGAAGATGCTCAAGCAATCTTTACCGCAATGAATACTGAGAAAGTTGGTCGCAAACTTGAGCTTAAAAAATACATTACACCTGTTGTCAGCACCACTGTTGGTGAATCAGCAATCAAACAGATTCAGAACAACTATGATTGGATCACTAGCTTTGAGAACGTCATCATTATGTATGACAATGACAAGGCTGGTCGTGAAGGCGCTGAGAAAGTTGCCAAGTTGATGAAAGCTGGTCAGGCTAAGATAGCAAAATACGAGCGTAAAGACGCTTGTGAACACTCCAGCTTGGGTGAATTCAACAAAATCATTCGCGCATTCTGGGAAGCGGAACGATACAGCCCAGTTGACATGCTACATCTTGGTGAGATGTGGGATGATTTTGAGAATGAAGATAACAACGCAAAGATTCCATTCCCCGCATCTTGGAGCACTGTGAATGATATGCTTGGTGGCGGCATGGAGAAGGGTGAAATCACTGTAATTGGCGCCCTAACAAGTATTGGTAAGAGTAGTATTATCAACAATATCGTCTACAACTTGATTGAGAACACTAAGTTTAAAGTTGGTGCGATGTATCTTGAAAGCACCAAGAGAGAAGTTGTACGTGATCTGTTGTCACTTGATGCAGGTATCAACTTGCGTAGTGCAGACCGTAGTACACTTGATATGACTTCGTTAAAGAATCGTTTTTTTGGTTCTCTCGCAAGTAAGGATCAGTTTGTGTATTGTGATCACCAAGGTAGCTTGGCTAACAATGAAATCTTTGACAAATTTAACTATCTAGCTAAGGGTGAGAATTGCGATGTTATCGTACTAGACCCTGTTCAGGCTGCTGTTAACTCAAGTGACAATGGCTCGATTATTGAGTTTATGGACACAATGTTGAAGTTTGCTAAGGAGACGGACACATGTGTGATTTTGGTTAGCCACATGCGTAAACCTAGCTCAGAAGACCCGCACCATGTTTCTGAGTACGATTTGCTTGGTAGTAGTAGTATTAACCAGATTGCCTTTAACACAATCCTGTTGAGTCGTGACAAGATGCACAAAGAGGCTCTTGTTCGTAATTCAACCAAGATTAAAATTGTTAAAAATCGGAGAAATTCTGAAACGGGGGATGCTGGTTGGTTGCGTTACGATCACGAGACAACACACATTTTTGCGTCAAGTGACCCTTATGAACAACTTAACCAAATGGACATGGGTTTGATGCCAGAAGAGCTGATGGATGAGAATCTTCTTGACTACAGCGGTAAGAATAATGTAGAGTCCTCCGATGAGTGGGAGGTTATTCAGAACTAATAGGAGGATATATGTACGAACAGGATTATGTGTATGACCTCGAAATTTACCCAAATTGTTTCACGGCGGTGTTTGCTAACGAACATCAGAAGCGTGTGTGGGTGTTTGAGATCAGCAATAGGAAAGACGATTCATCTAACCTGCGTAAGTTTCTAACTGGTTTGTATAAAGAAAAAGCAAGGATGGTTGGGTTCAACAATATTGGATTCGACTACCCCTTGCTTCACTGGTGGCTACAGAACAAAGGTGTATCTGTTAATGAGATATACGAAGAAGGTATGCGGTTGATTGAGTCTAGTAATGATGACCGATTTGCCAACACAATCCCTGAGCACAAACAATTTATTAAGCAGATTGACTTATACAAGATCAACCACTACGACAACCGAGCAAAGGCTACAGGTTTGAAGATGATTGAGTTCAATATGCGTAGCAAGAACATTGAAGACTTACCATTTGACGTAGGGACAATGTTGACAGATGAACAGATTGATGTGTTGATCAAATACAACCGCCATGACGTTATGGAGACATTGAAATTTTACAATTACAACAAGGACGCTATTGAGCTACGTGAAACCCTGATTGATGAATATGGTATTCCTTGTATGAATTTCAATGACACCAAAATTGGGAAGGAATACTTTGTCAAGCAACTTGAGGAGACAATGCCGGGTAGTTGTTATAAGCAACAAGGAAACGGGAGAAAGATAAACCAGACCAAACGAGATTCTATCAATCTTGCTGACATCATCTTCCCGTATGTTGAGTTCAAGAGTCCTGTTTATCAATCTGTTTTGGATTGGATTAAGAAGCAGACTATTACTGAGACTAAGGGTGTGTTTAGTGACATCCCTGAACATGAGCTTGGTGAACTTGCTAAATGTGCAAGACTGACAACCAAGAAGAAGAAGTTGAAACAATACGGAGCTGTTGACAAGAATGTTGCGAAAGAATTGCGCAAGCAAATGAAGGATGAATCTTTGTCGGAAGATGAAGTCGAATCATTACGTGATAAGGTTTGTGGAGTACCAAAACAACAAGACATTGACCTTCTAATGAAGGAACATCCTTGTGGTTGGGTTGAACGTATTATACTGAAGTCAGGTAAGACATCATGGAACTTTCATTGGCGTATTGCTGAGTCATTGAATGTAGTAATTGATGGATTGGAATATGTTTTCGGTACGGGTGGGTTACATGCGAGTCGCGAATCTGTTACGTATGTAGCTAATAATGAATATACAATCATTGACCTCGACGTACGTTCATATTATCCGAACATGTTTATATCAAATCGGGTGTACCCAGAACATTTAAGTGAGACATTTTGTGATATATACAAGGAAGTTTATTTGAAACGCAAGAGTTATCCAAAAGGTACACCACAGAATGCTGTGATGAAACTTGCGTTGAATGGTACGTATGGTGCGACTAATGACCAGTACAGTCCGTTCTATGATTCACAATCCACAATGGCTATTACGGTCAATGGACAATTCACACTATGTCTTTTGATTGAAGAATTACTTGAAATAAAGAATTTAGAAATGATACAAGCAAACAGTGACGGTATTACTTTTATTTGCAAACGGGAAAGTGAACCAGTCATTGATGAGCTTGTAAAACAATGGGAAGCTAAAACAAAATTAGAAATGGAGAAGGTTGTCTACAGCAAAATGGCAATACGGGACGTGAATAACTACATTGCCATATACGAAAACGGTAAGACGAAGCGCAACGGTGCATACGAATACAAGATTGCTTGGAAAGATGGCGAAGGTTTGGCTTTCCATCAGAATCAGTCAATGGTGATTGTTAAGAAGGCTGCACATGACGCGATTGTTCATGGAATTCCTGTAGAGGACACTATTCGCAAATGTAAAGACCCTTTTGATTTTTGCTTGCGTACAAAGGTGCCACGTAGTAGTCGAATTGTTCTGATGGACGAAAAGGGCATTCGTTATCCTGAACAAAACACTTGCCGCTACTATATTGCTAACAAGGGTAAACATCTTGTTAAGATCATGCCCCCTCTTGTAGAGGGCGGTAGTGAACGAGAAATGGGGATCAACAAAGGATTGCTGGTGAAGACTTGTAACAACATGGATGATTTTGACTGGGATATTAACTATGATTTCTACATTGAAGAAGCTAAAAAGCTGGTAGATGGCGTAGGTTTGAAGGAGGTTTGAGTTGAAAAAGGGTACTTATAAAAGAACTAAGAAGGTTTACGGCGTTGGCATTAATGATGCCGATTATAAAATTTATCATCAGATAAAGTGCGGGGACGGTACGAGGAAAACTTTATGGGTATGTCCTTATTACAGCACATGGTGTTCTATGTTGGAGAGGTGCTACGGTAGAAGATCGAAAGATAAACGACCAACATATGCAGGTGTAACTATCTGTGATGAGTGGCTAACGTTTTCTAACTTCAAGGCTTGGATGGAACAACAAGATTGGGAGGGGAAGTACCTAGACAAAGACTATATGTCTGTAATTACAGGTAAAAAAATATACAGTCCTGAGAACTGTAAATTTGTCACAAGAGACCTTAATAATTTTTTGACTGCAAGTGGTAGCAAAAGGGGAGAATACCCTCTGGGGGTTTCGTATAAAAAGAAAATTGAAAAGTACCAGTCTTTGATAGGGGCCAACGGGTTGCGTAGGTATCTTGGTGTATTTGACGATCCCTTTAGTGCTCACAAAGCGTGGCAGATGGCGAAGATTGAATTGTGCGATGAATGGATTGATCTATTAGACGATGAAAATTTAATTTGTGCAATGGAGAGAATCAGAGGAGTCTTAAAGGAAGATTGGTCTGCTGGACGTATTACAGAAAAACTTGTCTAAACACTATTGACACACTAATCTGAACAATATAATCTACACACATCACTAACCAAGAGGAGAAGCAAAATGAACATGACTGAATTCACTGACAAACAACTTAAAGTGATGGCTGAAGAGAGTAGTCCTCGTGGGATGTCTGCTCGAAAGGAGATTGATCGCCGTTCTAAGCAGAGACAATCTGTGGCTGAGACATCACCTGTGCAGGAAGAGACTCCTTCTCAGGAAGATACTCCTTCTCAGGAAGATACTGAACAAGAAAACCCTAAACGCAATACACGCCGTAAACGTAGCACTAAGCAGGAGGAGATGTAAATGAGTAAGTACCTGAAAGAACTACCGAACGATAATGAATCACGCAAGAATATCATGGCCCAAGTCGATACGATTGTGGACGCGCTGCTTCAGATTGATTCAGCAAAAGATGTGATCAAAGACAGTAAAACGTATGTTCAGGATAAATATGGTGTATGTGGGACATATGTGAACAGCATTGCTCAGATCAAGTATGATATTGAGTATAATGAGCGGAAGAAAGCTGAGAAGATTGAAGCAGACAAAGAGTTGCTTGATCTGGTAGAGAATTTGTAAGAGAAAGATTGACAAGAAACACAGCCCGATGTAATCTCAGTCAGGCTTTATTTAGACAAATTATTCCGGAGGAAATATATTATGGCGATTATCAATCGACTGGCTACCGACAAGAAAGGTTTTGAATCTGGTGACATCTACATCAAAGAGGCTGTAGCATATTGGTCTGTGGTGTACGAACCAAAGACTAAGCTGAAAACTAACGACAAAGAGTATGCGATTACACTTTTTGTTGATGATGAGACTCGAAAGGAGCTTGAAGAAGACCTCCTTCTGAATAAAACCTTCTTCACTGTTGGTGTAGAAAAAAATAAATTCAAGAAGATTAAATTCCCTACATCTAAACAAGTTGGTGAGGATGACTTCAACTACGATGAGGTAGAAGGACTCAGTGGAGCACAATTCACTTGTCCAGAGTTCACCAAAAAGGGTGGTAAGAATAAGATCACCGTTGTAGATAATGAGGGCAAACCTTTCTCTGAAGACATCGGTAACGGCAGCAAGGTGATGGTTAAGTTGTTCGGATATCGCAATCAAGAAGGTATGCTCAATGTTCAGCTCAAAGCTGTTAAGGTGCTTGAACATGTGCCATATACTCCTGGTGGAGGTGGTGCAGCTTTCGATGATGTGATGGGTTGTGCGATGGACGTACCGACTAAAGAAGATCCGAAAGATAAGTTCGATGACGTACCATTTGATACTGAAGATGAAGATGATCTGTACTGATAACTAACACGGACAAAGCCCTGCTGGAGTGACCCGGTGGGGCTTTTTAGTCTAAAAAGGTGTGATGATGAGGAGGTTCTGCATGACACCACCAACACCAGATGACCTATCCAAACGACATTACAAATGCGCGATAGTTGATGCTGACAGCCTCCTTTACAAAGCTGCTGCAAGTGGTACACGTATCTACTACACCATCTTGAAGGAGGATGGTACACATTACGGAGAGTTTGAACGAAAGCAATCGGCAGTAGCTTGCATCAAAGATGATCAAGAGATATTTGGTATAGATACTTCCGGTTGGGAAATCATCCAGCACAAAGAGGATCGGGGTTTAGACTACGCCAAGATGGTTTTTCACTCCCTGATTAAAGGAATCAAGCAGGAGGTGAGTGCTGAGATGTATCGCCTGTTTATTGGTGAAGGCAAGCTCAATCGAGAGTCTGTTGCAACCATCTTGCAATACAAAGGCAACCGAATGGGTATGGAGAAGCCTGAACATTTCTATGGACTGAAAGAGTATGTCAAAAGCTTACCTGACACGACTATCATCAAGGGCGAGGAGGTGGATGATGCAGTCTCGACTATGATGTGGTATGATTACCGAAAGAATGGCACTAACCCTCAATTCGTACTGCTTGCCCTAGATAAAGATCTCGACAACAGCGTTTCTGTTCATCATAATTACAACACCCAAGAGTGGTACTGGATTACCGAAGAAGAAGCTGATTGGAATTTCGCCGTACAAATGCTGTCTGGTGATAAATCTACCGATAACATTCTTGGTCTGAAGAACCTTTCACCAGAGATGTATACTAAACTAGGACTACCTAAGCGAAGTGGTGTTGGTAAGAAGACAGCCGAGATCATCCTTGCCGGTATGAAGGGTAAGAGTCTTGCTGAACTGTACAAATATGTGCTAGAGTTTTACAAAGACTTCTACGGCGAAAGCTACACCTATAAGGCTTGGACGGGAGAGACAATGACCAAGACCGCTGAAGATATCTTGGATGAAAATTGTGAGCTGTTATTTATGCAAAGGAAGAAAGGGCAACGATGGTTGCAATTAAAGGAGGAACTTGGGCTATGACTAAACCTTGGAGCAATGACATTGAGCAAGCAAGCATGCACTTACAGGACGCACTAAATAAAGCAAAGACTCATGCTGAAATTTTGGGCCTATCTTTATCTGATGTATATATAGATGTACCAGTATACACGCCAGCAACAATTGGAAACATTGATCAAGATTTCCATATTGGTCGAATTGTATTTGAACCACAGATCATACTATAAGAAGGAACTAAACCTATGAACACACTTTTCCTACCCTACATCTTAACAATATCCACACTTTCCAGCACGTTAATCGTGTCCAATTATCTTTACAAAACATCTGTCTGGTATTACGGAGGAAACGTATGAAATACACTGACTTGACTAAAGAGCAGCGAGAGCATTTTGACTGGTTGATTGAGTGCTATGGTGAACCGCCTACAAAGGCAACACACTTTGACATCATGGATTGTTACTCTAGTAGCTGGAGCAGGATTCACGCAGGCGTCTGGCAGTACTGGGATAAAGTGGATACTGAGTGGATTAAGTATACCCCTAGGACACTAGAAGGGGCTAAATTTGTCAGTATCCCAGACAAACCTTGGTGTTGTCAGGATGACAATAATCCAAAAGATGTATCCCCGACACCTAAACCCAAAATCCGCAAGATAGTGTACGACCGAGATGCTTTCAACCGAGCTATCAACTGGATTCTAAACAACAGCCCATACGCACAAAAAGATTGGCGTAACAGGCTTCCTCTGGACGTGAGACGCTGGATGAAAGACATGATTCTCAGGTATAACTCTGGAGAGATTGATGGTGTGAGTTATATCAGCACTGCTGGTCTTACACTAATGTCTAGCTGGGAATCTGATGACGTGTTACACTTTTACCTATTCGCTGATGTGAATGTTGGAGCTGATTGTGGTGAGTATGAATATGATGTGGAGGATGTGTTTTGACCAAAGAGCCTTGGAAAGAGTTTCCCCATATCTGGAAAACTAAGGCAAAGTTTCTGGCATGGCTTCGTGGAGGGATTCGCAGAGCCTGTTGGAACAGAAGTCCTATCAAGCATGAAGTGATCAAGAATAATCGTAAACGTGTTCTGAACGAATCCACTGGCAATATGGTGTGGGGTGGTGAATGCTATCTGTGTGGAAAGGATTTCTTACAGAAGGATTTGCAAGTGGATCATATCAATGGAGAGAACACATTAACTGAGATTGGAGATATACAGTCGTTTGTAGAGAGTATGACGTGTCTTAGTTCAGATGACTTAGCTCTGGTCTGTAAACCCTGCCATAGCGTTAAATCATATTCGGAAAAGCAAGGCATTACATTTGAACAGGCTGTTATTGAGAAGCGCATCATTGAGCTGACAAAACTCCCTGTGAAAGAATTGCAGGAATTGCTTGCAAAACATAACAAGCCAAGTAATAATGCTAGTGTTCGTAAGCAAAGTGTTAGAGAGTTGGTAGAGGAGGGGAAAGTATGACAGCACTATCTAAACAAGAGGGCGGCAACCATTACAAAGGATGTAAGATTCAACCAGTAGAGTATATCCGTGCTAATAACATTCCATATCTTGAAGCCAACGTTATCAAGTACGTGACACGACATCGTAACAAGAATGGTAAGCAGGACATTCTGAAAGCTATTCACTATCTTGAGATGATTCTTGAGATGGATTATTCGGAGGAAACAGAATGAAGCATGATGACAATACGGTGGAACAGATTCTAAAGATGTCCAAGCAAGGGATGTCCTCCAGACAAATCTCACACGCATTGTGGGGAAGTCCTAGCAAGAAGAGTACGATCAATGATATTCTGGCCCGTATGCGGGAGGAGACGGGCTTGGTTGAGGCTAAAGACGGGGCCAATATCCTGTTCATTGACCTAGAAGTGAGTGCTACGATTGCAGCTACATTCCCTCGCTTCAAGGCTAATATCAGCCCACAAGCCGTGATTCAGGAGCCGTATGTTCTAACAGCAGCTTGGGCTAAGTTGAATACATCAGCTCCACATGATGTTGAATATGATTCACTTGGTCTGCATCAGCTACCAACATGGCGTGACGGAGATTATGCAAATGACATTCTCTTGGTCGAACAGCTATGGGAACTATTAGACGAAGCTGATATCATCATTGCTCATAATGCTTCATTTGATGATGGTTGGATGAATACACGATTTGCTTACCACGGAATGCCACCACCATCTTCTTACAAGGTGGTGTGTACGCTGAAAGCATTACGCAAGCATTTCAGCCTTCCGTCTAATAGCCTAGACAGTGCTACACGGTATTTTGAGCTAGAGCGTAAGTTGAGTACGTCTGGTGTAGGACTGTGGCTAGACTGTATGAATGGGGATGATGATGCTATGAATCAGATGCTTGAATACAATCGTGGCGA